TTCGGTTGAGTTATTTTTTGTTTTGACATAATATAATATAATTAAAAAGTTTAAAAAAAATAAATACCCCCGCCATTTGACGGGGATAATTATTATAGTTGGATTATTTTATAATCCTTTGAATAATACGAAATTATTCGCAGCTTGAGTAACTAAACATCTTTCAGATAAGAAGTTAACTTCCATAGCATCTAAAGATGAAGTGAAAGCACCACCTACTGAACCAGTTAACCACGACTTCATTCTTCTGTCGTCAGTCTGAGAAGCTCTATATCTTACGTGTAAGAAAGGTCTTCTAATGTTAGTTCCTAAAATTTGATCATATACAGTTGAAGTACCAGCTGGTATTAAAACTCCTTCGATTGAAGAAGGTCCAACTTGAGCACCTCTTGTAGAAGCATCATTTAAATATTTCCAGTCTGTTTTATAAAAGTCATAAGAACCTCTTCTAAATCCTGAGAAACCAAGATTTAAAGCCATTTCTTCTGAGTTTTCAAACAAACCAAAAGCAGTACCACCAGCGAAACCACCAGAGATAGATCCTAGCATATCGTCAAAATCAAGATTCGAAGATCTGTTTAAGAAAAGCATGTTTTCTTCAATAGCTCCTTGAGTATCTAAATTTTTAAGAATTGCATCGAATGCATCTAAACCAGAAGCAGCGCTAAATCCTACTTGTACATTTCCTCTTGCTTGGATAGCAGCAAATAAACCTTGCGAACCAAGTGATTGAGCAGTTAATCCAGCAGGACCTCCAGCAGATAACTCAGCTTCTACCATAGACATTTCTAAGTAGTCTTCAAATCTAAGTCTAGTTTCAGACTCAGCTTTTAAGTACCATAAATATCCTCCAGTACCATCTTCAGTAGAAACTTCTACCCAACCGATCTGAGCTGTGTCAGAACCATTGATAGTATAAGTGCTTCTAAGGATAATAGGAGAGTTAGAAAATTGAGTAAAGCTAGGAGTAACTGTTACTTGTGGATTGTTAACAGCAGCGTAAGTGTTTACACCTACAACACCGTTAGCAGTTGATGTTCCTTTTTGGAACTCAGAACCGTAAACAAAGATTTTTTTAGCAGCACCATCAGCGATTCCAGCAGCAGCTAAGTTAGCAAAACCATAAGGTTCTACAGTTAGTCTTCCTGGGTTACCACCACCACCAGCAGCAGCTGTGTCAGATACTCTAACAAAACATTTTGCTTCGTTTCCGAAGTCATCCATTACAACGATTGTTGATCCTGGAGATATTACATTTAAAATAGGAGTAGCAGCATTTGCAGCAGTTACAGGAATAGTAATTGTTCCAGCAGCAGATGCAGACGTACAGTTAGTATACGCAATGTGTAATCTATTTTGTTCAGACCAGATAACCTGATCAGATGTCATCGGCATTTCAGCGCCGACCATACGTAGAAATCCTGATAACGTTCTGTTACCATATCTTTCCACTTCTTGTTCATATAATTCTGGTAAATATTGTTGAGCAAAATCATTCGCGCCTCCGTCAAACTGTAAATAGTTTGCCGCAAGGATTTGTTGCGATTGACTTGGTACAATAGCACCAAATTGTGGGGTTAAAGCCATAATTTTAATTTTTAATTAGTTAGTTAAATTTTTTTGTTTTTATTTTTAATTTTGTTGAATCTAATCCACTAATCGATCTTACTTTTAATCCGTTTATGAAAACGTTACCATCGGCAACTTGCCTAGGTTTTTCACTTGTGATATTTTTAGAACTGTCAACTATAGTTTTTACACCATCAGCTTTACCTTGTTCATAAAAATGATTAGCAATCTTATCAGCATTCATAGCAGCATATAACGCTTTGTGATAACCATGCGTATCGGAGACAACACCTTTGTCATCAGTATATTTATTAATAAACTTACTAATATCAGTTTGTGTTTCACCAACTTGTTTAGGATTAGAAACTTTATATCTAAACTTTTTTTGCCCCACACTGAAATCAAACCCTTGAAATTCATCATTAAACAATTGATTAGTTTTAGTTTTAAAATCCTGATGGTTGTTTTCCATCGTCTCTTGTTGCTCATTATATCGGTTAAAAAAGTCCATAGCTTTCTTTTGCTCTTGCGATATACCAGGTCTCAACTTGATTTCCTGATAGTATTTATCTTTAAGAGTTTCAAGCTCGTTACGGGCTTTTGCAACTTCTTCTTTAAAAGCTAGCTTTTTCTTTCTTACATCTCTAGCTTCATCAACCTCTTCATCGTAGTTAAAATTATCTTCCATTAAGAAAGAAATTTCTTCACTATTTAAATGAGGTTTTGTTTGTTTGTAGTATTCATTAAGTAAAGTTACATCATCTGTTTTACTATAATCATGATTTAATCTTACGTAATCTTCTACTGTACCACCAGTGTCTTCCATAAAAGTCACTAGTTTTTCTATATTTTCAGGTAAAGGTTTACCAAGTACTTGCTCGTCTCTTTTAGCTTCAGCAATATCTTGTTTAATTTCTTTAACCTCTTGTTCTTCAGTTATTTCTTGGATTTCAACGATAGAATCTTCTTCTTTGGGTTTTTGTACTTCCACATTTTCGCTGGACCGTACTTCTTCATCCACCTTTTGTATATCTCCGGTTCGTTGATCTTCAGGTAATTCTCCTGTTTTTTGCTCTGAAATGGCATCTTCTTTTGGTATTGTAACCTTTGTAACTTCTGGAACTATTTCTCCAGTAGCTTCTGGTTTCGTTAAATCGACTTTAATTGGATCATTGTTAATAACACCTAGTTTTTTAGGTGTTTTTTTCTTTGGTTTCAATTTAAAGTCACCTTCCTGTTTAACAGGTTCATCTGTTTTTGTTTGTGTTGACATAATATAATATTATAAAATTAGTAATTATTTAGGGCTAAAAGCTTCTAATCCAAAATCCCCTATGCTATCGTTGCTTGACTCAAAATTAATTGGTGGCCCGTCATTTTGTCTTTGTTGAATCATTTGACTTTGTTGACTACCTTCCAGTTTAATTCTTTTATCTTTTCTATCTTCTATTTCTGTTTCTTTTAAAGACTCAGTTTGTCTTTGTGCTCTAGCTAATTCAATATTGTAATTAAATTCTTCAGCCATAAGCATACGTTTTATTTCTGCTTCTGTCTGCATCCTTTGTATTTCAAACTGTGATTTAGCTTGTTCTATATTAACCTTTTGCTCTGTTAATACTTGTTGTTTCTGTACTTCTGCCATAGCAGTTTTTTCTGCTAATTGAGCATTGGCTTGAGCTTGAGCTTGTATATTTCTTTCTTGTACAGCTTGATCTCTCTCTTGCTTTAATCTACGCCTTTGTTTTAGCATTTGATTTGCAAGTTTTAAATTTTTAATTTGTCTTAAATCTATAGCGTCCTCTAGTTCTATACCACCGGCTTGCAAAGCCACTTGTATATTTTGTTCTAATTTTGCTTTTTCCTCTTCATCTGGTTCTAGCTCTAAGAAAATACCAAAATCATGTAAAGATAAGTTTCTAATTTCATTTAAGGTTTGTGTGTTATATACTGAAATACTTTCCATTAAAGCATTAGCAGTTAAAGGATTATTAAGAACGTCAGTTAGTTTTTTAGATATGTTTTCACATAATCTTAAACTCATAAATAAACTAGCGTTGTTAATATGTTTTGTTGCTATATTTGATTGTTGAGCAGCAATTTTTTGTAATCCAACTAACGTATCTTTATCTGGTAAACTACCATCTCTTGCTTCATTAAGCCCGGTTACATCTCTAATCATTTGTAAATAATAATTATAAGTAGATATTAAAGCACCTATTTTAGCTTGACCAGCTGATGATGTTAATTCTTGCACTGGAACTTTACCTCTATTTAATTCACCGTCTTGAGTTAAAGATCTACCCACAACAGAACCGGTTTGAAAATACATATTCAAAGCTTCTGCTGGATTGTAATTTGTTCCGTTACCTAAATCAACTTCAGCTAAACCATCCATGTCTAAAAATACACCATCTGGTACCATTCTTGAAAGTACTTGTTGTAGTTTTAAATGAGTTAACTGAATCATATCAGCAAAGCCCATTGTCTTAGTAACTAAAGATTCTATTCTACCTTTGTACATTCTAGGTGCACATATAGCGTAGTTCATTTCTACTTTAGTTGTATCAGACATAGGTCTAGTCATGTTTTCAGATAACTCCCACTTCAACATTACATCAGTACCTAAAACTTTAGCGCCTTCAAATAAAACCTCTATGCTTCTACTAACTCTAGAAAAAGAATCAGATTTTGGAGGATTAAATGTATCAGGTTTTTCTAATATCTTTTCTAATCCATTTTCTGTTTGTTTTAATTTAAATACTTGATCCATATAAGACTTGTATTCAAAAAACAATACTTGCACAGTGTTTTGATCGTAACCACCATAACCATATATATAGTTATTGTTGCTGTTATATTTTTGTAGTTTTTCTAATTCTTCGTTAGATATATGAGGAAAATGTTTTTTAACCTCAGGGATTGTCATTGCTTTGACTTCACCTACATAATATACGTCTTCAAAGTTTGGATCTTCTGTATATGAATAAATCATATATGCTGGATCAACGTAGTCAAGCGTTATACCATTAGAAGGATTAAAGCTTGTTTTAGCAGCAGCTATACCTAATGTAACTAAATCTAAATTAATTCTACGTTTTAATAATTCAAATTTATTTTGTGCTAATACTTGACTAATAGCTTCTTCTTCAGCAATTTCTATTGATTGTTTATAAGATAATTGCAAATGCAATTCCATTTCTTCAATAGTTTTAGGTAAATTTTCTTTTGGAATTTTTGTGTTAGATATATCTACACCAGTAGAAGCTTTAACTTGCTCTTGAATTTCATAAGCAAACATGTCTTTAGCAAGACCTTCTGCATATTTTGTTCTTTTCTTTATAGATTCTGGATCTTGAGCGTAAGCTTTTATATCATAATCTTTAGCTGATATACCATTTGTTAATATATCTACAAATTTTGATAATATTGGTACAGGTTTCCAGTCTAAATTTAAATAGCTTAAGTCACCGTTAATTGATAATTCATCTTTATATTTTTGTACAGGTTGTTCACCTCTTGCATATAATCTTCTATTATGAAAACTGTTAAAACTTGTTAAATATCTATTACCATTAGTTCTTCCTTGTGCAAACCACTCTGATTGTATAGCATCAGCAACCTGCTTTCCATACTCTAATGACATCTTTTCCTCGATAGGTACCACCTGTTCTGGAAACGTGCTATTACTATTATAGTTTATTTTCATTTATCGTATTATTTTTGAAATATCCCCTTTGTTGTTATATTTTTTTATACCTAAATCATAACTAACTAGTGTTTGTTTAGGTACAGGTCTATATTTATTTTTATTACAAGCCATAATAGCTAGCCCTGAACTAATAGAAGCATCGTGCATTGTTCTATTATTTATATTAAATTTAGCCCAATCTTGTAACGTTCTTTGAAAATACAAATCACCATATTGATTATTAGGTTTTAAACCAATAAAATCTTGTATATAAGATTCAATTGCCGCGGCATGAGCCTGTTTTATATCTTCACTCGAATTAGGTATTCCACCTATTTCTCTTTCTGTTACTGATAGTTTATTATATACTTTATCTGGCCTATTCATAGAGTAACCTCTATAACCTCTTCTTTTAAAGTAATATAATAATCTAGGTTTATTATTTTCTGCAAGTATTGGCATACCGTAAAATATACAAGCCATCAAAACATCTTCAAAAAATATTTCTGCTGTAGCAGGTCTTGCTATATATTCTAAAAAAAAATGATTAGCAGGATGGTTCTCCATACTAAATTTAGTTAAACCATGTAAAGATCCATTAGACCCTCTATTGTCTACAGTACCTGATATATCGTAACTATCACAACCAAAAGCACCCATGTGTTCATTACCAGGATGTTTTTTACCATTTTTAATAATTACATTATTTTGTAAATTAGTTTCTGGAACCCATGATATAAAAAATCTACCATTGTTTGTAGGATTAAAAATTACTGATGTATCTTTAACACCATTAACCCACTGAAAATTTCCTTGTGTAATTACATTGCCGTTGTTAATATCAGCATTCCAATCTATTTGCTCATATATTTTAGTAAGATTAAACAAAGAAGATTTAGCTTCATCTCTAAAAGCGTGTTCTTCTGTACGTGGAAATTGTCTGTAAAATTCGTTTAATCCGTCTTGATCTCCTTTTAATCCATCAACTTCATTTTGCCAATATTCTATTACACCTATATTTATTTTAGTACCGTGCGGATCTTCAACCGGTTTTTCCGGTGTGTTGAAGACAGGTATGCCATAAGCATCAATGTATCCTTCGTAGTTCCATTCCATAGGTATGAACAAAGAATATAATCCCGAGCGAGTCTGTCCATTGGCGTTTCTTTTGGTAACATCCGAGTCATAATAAAGTTTCTTAAAATTATCCCCTCCTTTGTCAAGAGCATTGCTCGTTGAACCCATCATACATTTACCAATAATTTTACTACCTAATCGTAGTGTTGTTTTAGTAACTCGCCAGTTATTTAATATGTTATTAGGTCTCTCCCATTTACCACTTTCATCGTGTACCAATAACTTTAACTTTTCACCATCATAAGAGTTGTCTCCTGTATTTTTCCAATCAACAGTAGTGTCTAATCCTGTAAGCTCTCTAAGTGTTTCGTTTGTTTCAAGCTTTCTTCTAGTGAATTTACTTGCAGGAACTCTATACGCTAATTCTGTTTTTGGACGGTCCATACCGTCTTGTATTGGCTTGAAGAAAAACGGGTAATTAACCGAGATTGGTACAACCTTGTCGGTAAACATTGTTTTAGCGTCAGGTCCTGATTTAGATAATATTCCAAATCTTGAATCGGTTGATATTGTTGCGCTGTTAACAGTTTCACCTGAGGCCATGAACGAAAAACCAGATCGTCTGTTTTTAAGGTAACAAATTCCATATGATCTATCGTCGGCTTTACAAGCTTCCCAGAATATAAAGAATAATCTGTTTGACTCCCTAAAATCTGGTTTCCCAACATCAATCTTGGACCACTGCAAGTACATATAGTGAGTACCAGTAAGATAAGTAGGTTTGTCTTTATTAATAAACCAAAAACCTTTTTCCCTATATTCAAACTCTTTGTCAATATAATCATACCATGTTTCTTTAAAATCTACATCATACTCCTCCCAATCAAATATTGTTTTAATACGTTTAAAAGCTTTAGGCAGTGGGGTTCTCTCCCATTTATTAAATTTAAATTTTACTATATCTTCTGATTGTTTAGGTAAAGCTATTTTAAGATTTTGTATTTCATACACTTCACCTATTTCACCAGTTTTACTAATTACAACCATGTCATGTTCTTGGTTATAACCGTATTCCCATTTTTTATACCTATTGTTTCTTTTTAAAACCTTGGGTTTAATATGGTTTTCTAGTACTTTAAATAACGTTTGTTTGTACATTATTTAGATCTTCCTTCAGCAAAACCTTTAAAGCTTTTTTCTTGTTTAACTTCTTTAGGTTTTTCATTTAATATTTCTTCTTCCTCTTGTATTCTTTGTAGTATTTCAAAAGCATCAAATATAGCTAGCTTTTTTGTAGCTGCTGCGTTTTTTAAACGATCAGCGGAAATGTCTGGTCCAAAATCTATAATAGGTTCTTTTGCAACTTTAATTAATTCTTTAACTGCAACTTGCCCAGCTTGGATTATACTCAGCTTGGTTTTCTTTAT